CAAATATTCGAATCTTGGCGGTGTGTATGCGGATCTAGGAAATGGTAATTACCGACCTTCGTCAAGTGACGGTACTGCTCGTTATATGATTGCATTAGAAGATCAAGATGGTGTTGAAAATATCCAAAAAGTTTGTAATTTCAATTTTGTAGGTGAATTTGATCTTCTTTTAGGAGATAGTCATGTAAGTGAAGGTGATCGAAGCAATCTGCGTGGGAAGTTAGTTGCTGGCGAAGCTTGGAGAAATCCAATTGGTCCTGTAGATAAATTTGCTCTAGGACCAGTTTTTTCTGATTTAGGGGACGTTGATGGTACTGGTGAACGTAAAGCATGGATGCCATCTAGTCCTTTAGATGGCCTGCATGAAGGTCAACAATATAGCATACATACTTTTGCAGGTTGTTCTAATGATTTTTTAACTGGCCGAACTTGTGATCTAATCGCTGAACAACTTAATATTGGTCCTATACTAGCAATAGTAACTTGGTCTTAAATAAATGTATTGTCGTGAGCGTCGTGTAAAAGACAGTACTAAAGTTACATTTAAAATTAGTGACAAGACTGTTGTAAAGATTCCATTTGATAGGCGATATAAGGTTTTTGAAATTAGACCTCTTCGTCTTTATTGGGCAGATTCAGAATTTCTTAATGCGTGTAATGTTCCTTATATTTTCGTTGATCAGGACGAAACTAGATTAGGAACAACTTTGAAACGTTGGTTTCATCTTCTAGGCATACGCAGTCAAGGTGGTTGTGGTTGTGACTCAACTGCTCGTTATTTAGATTTAACTGATGTTAAGTCGTTACAAAAAAATCGTAAAGCTGTTGTTAGCCAATTAGTTTTAAAGCATGAGAAGCGTACTAGGATCAAACGTATTAGTTGGCGTCAGATACGAAAAGATATCTTAATGAAGCTTTCAGATTCTATGCCCACATGGCTTGCTAGGATTGCAATTTCGATAATATATAGAGTCGCCATTTACTACGAAAAATCTAAAATTTGATAAAATAATAAGAATAGGGGCCGTCTTATTACAGCTAGTGGCGACATGAATAAAGAAAATATACGATCAACGTTATATTCAATTGTTAAAGATCTTTGGGCACCACTAGTTGTGGTTTCTTCATTTGCTTTCTGGTTTGGTGGCATCATGCATACGCGCATGGAAACTCCGCAGCAAAAACAAGAACGAATTGATGCTGCTGTATCTCCAATCATAAAACGATTAGATACTATAGAGCATCAAATGACGGTACATCATCAGACGACAGGGCATCCAATCACGTTAGAGCGTGTTGATAATATTATTTCCAGAATGGAAAAACTTGATGTAGATCTGCGTGATTTAAAAAAAGAAATTCGTGAAAATTTTGTGCGAAAAGATGATTTGCGATTGATGTTCGAATCTGATTCTTATTTTTATACGCCATTAAGAAATACAGGTAATGCAGACTGATGTAAAGCCTTGATTATCTTAGCGCATCTGAACTACAATCAAGTAGAAGGAGCGATGCGTTATGGATAATGAGTTGGAAAAGCAAACGCCTGTTAGCAAATTTTCAAAAAATATTTCTTGCAAATGCGATGCAGCAGGGCATTGTACTTTTCACCACACAGTCAGTGATTCAGAGTCACATAAAGAGTGTCGAGGTGGCAATGGTCCACCTAAATCAGATGGCGTATTGCCTTGTATATATTTAGGCAAGCTTAATCAGGAAAATAAGTGGCCTGATGCCGACCATCCCATATACGAGTGCCCACATCATGGACATTGCACTCGATTTTCTAATCGGCGACATACTGGACTAAAAGATTGCTCAAAGTGTTCAGATTATGTCAATCATGAAGATCCGTTAGTCAGTGACAAATATTTAGATCCGTTACATATAACGGATCGTTTTCGTAAAAAAACGGATTCTCTTAGAGGGATGCTTGCAGGCAAAGCCGCATTTTTAGTTTGCGGTGGTCCTTCTCTTAAAGAAATAGATACTTTGCGATTAGGTGATCGTGGGGTGTTTTCTTTGGGTGTTAATAACGTTGCTGCTTACACTCCAGAAGGTGTTGATCCTTTGCAGGTGCCACCTACTGTTAGCGCGTTTGTTTGTAGCGATCCTCCTCAAAAATTTCATAGTGGTATTTGGGAAGATCCCAAAATTATGAAATTTGTGCCCATCCCTAAGCTAAAAAATAATCGAGCTAAATTACGCCATTGTCATGAAAATGGTACTTACGAATTTACAGGTAGGCATACTTATGAGTGTCCTAACGTTTGGGGTTTTGACAGACGTAGTTGGTTAGCCTGTGATGACACATGGTTTTCTACGACTCGTGCAGCATGGGGAAATCAAAAACAAGGTCATAATAAATTGGGAGAGCCTCGTTGTGCAAATACAACCTTCTTAGGTTTACGGCTTCTTCAATATTTAGGATGTCGAACTATCTTTTTGTTAGGTGTTGATTTTTATATGAATCCTGATGCGGGATTGCATGAGAATTATGCATTTGGCGAACAAAGAGACAGTAGTGCAGTAAGATCAAATAATCGTCATTACGAGATTTCTAATAATTGGTTTCTGCGATTGCGACCAGTCTTTGAACGTTATGGGTTTCAAACTTTCAATTGCAATAAGCATTCGCATTTGCGTGCATTTCCCTATGTTCCATATGAAAGGGCTTTAGAAATTTGCAAACAGCATATGCCTAAGAATTGGGACATTAAAGATTGGTATAAAAAGGATGAAAATTAATGGGTCCGTTTACACCGAAACATGAAAAGAAATGTTGGGGTGAAGTGGTTCACATGTTTTGTGATCAAGGAGCCGCAGTAAGTCATCTAAAAGTAAAACGAGGAACAAGATGTTCTCGTCATTATCATGAAGATCGAGCAAATGCTTTTTATGTTATTAGCGGTAAGGTTGTAATTGAAGAATGGGATACGACTATTACTAATTACGATCCTTCTTTAAAAACATTAAAGATTTTAAATGCGGGCGATCACTACACGGTACCTTCTACAGTCATACATCGATTTCGTGTATTAGAAGATGGTGAAATGGTTGAAGTGTATTGGCCGGATCGTGGGGGTACCTGCCGAGCAGATGATATTTGTCGTCTGGATGTTGGTGGGATAGATTCAATAGAAGCTTTGCATCGAGATATAGCTAAATGTTTACCAACTACACGATAGTTATCGGTGTTGATAAAGCACATTTAACACAACTTGCTTATTCATGGGAAACGTGGCAAGCAAACAAACCATCATTGATGCAGCAACCTTTTGTAATTTTTTATGATCGATCTGAGGTAACTGCACATGAAATTCAATCGACGTTAAAAGCAAAAGCGTCGATGAAAATTACATACGTTCCTTGGCCTCAATCAGGAAATACTGAATTTTCTGGTAACAATTCTTCTAAATGGTCAAATCCACAGCGATATAAAATGCTTGCTGGTTTTGTGCATGTCCCTGCAATAACGGTTTCTACACCGTATTGGTTAAAAATAGATACGGACATGGTTGCTACAGGTGATGATGATTGGATTGATGAAAGTTGGTTTGAATTTCAACCTGCAATTATTTCACCACCATGGGGATATACAAAACCAGCAAATCAAATGTTGAAACTTGATGACTGGGTAGATCAATATGGATCTGGTGCAGATAGTCCTCTTCAATTATTAGCGCAAAACAAACCGTTAAATTTGCGCCCAGAGGAGGGAGCAAATAAAGTTAAGCATAAGAGAATCATTTCTTATGTTTCTTTTTACAACACTGCATTTACGCGAGTCATATCGCAAATGGCGGAACGTACATGTGGACCAGATCAACTTCCGGTACCGTCACAAGATGGTTATGTGTGGTATTGTGCGGCACGTATAGGTTGTCAAATTCGTACGTTTAGTGCAAAAAAGCGTGGTTGGGTTTGGACAAATGGAATTAATGCAGTTCGAGCGCAATCTGCGAGAGCGTTATCATGACTCGGAAATCAAAAATAGAAAAACTGATTGAGAGTGGAGATAAGAGTTTACTTTCTCGACGTAGTGGTATTGGTATTTGTAATATTTTAACGTTCCTGAATTGGTATCCCGAAGTAATTCATCAGGTTGGTGTAGGTGTAAATGCTGAAGAATGGCAGTGTTTAGATTTTTTATGTGATCAACCAGAATTTTTTGCAGTAGAGCCTCATCCTCAATCTTTTTTAAATCTACAAGAAAAATATCCAGGTGAAATGTTGCCAATTGCTTTTAGTAATTATTGTGGCAGCGGCACCTTGTATTGGCGCAATCGTCATAAAGACGGTGCTAGTTTATTGCCACATGAAGGCACAATTGCAGACGGGTATGATCAATCAGTGCCAATTATCGTTCGGCAATTAGATAAAGTTTGGGAGCCGGTACCAGATAAAAAATCTTTGCTGTGGTTGGATTGTGAAGGCACAGAAAGAAAAGTATTAGATTGTGCAACAGAGTTTTTAAAACATACGGATATGATAAATGTTGAATTGACTAGTAATCCTCCAGGCTTGGGTTGGGATACTCCTATACAAATACATGAAATCCTTCATAGATTTGGATTTGTACGTCAGTTTTTTCATACGACTAAAGCTTATGCAGGACAAGTTGATTGTGTGTATGTCAAGCGAAAGTTGTTTGACTCGCGTTGGTGTACTTGTCCGTTTACGTTAAAAATGATGGAACATGATACCTAAAGAAATTAACTATTTGCTATCTCATCCAGCACATGCGTGTTTTCTTGTTTGCAGTGTTGAAACTTTACGACATCATTCTCCAGACATTCCGATCAATTTACATGCTTGGCCGGAAAGCGCAATGTCTCCCAGAGAGCGCAGACATTGCACTATTAATTCTGTAGATATTTGCCAAGAGATTGCGAAGGCATACGACAATGTACAGGTTGTAGTTGCTAGTCCTGGTCAAAAGGCACGCAAGCGCCATCTAATTCACAAAATTGAATTAATGCAAAAACGTGGTGGAATGTTAATAGATGCGGATACATTGATTAATAATCCGATTGAGGAATTCTTTAATCATGCTCAAAATTGGGAAATTACAACGACTCAGTTTTGTGATTGGTATACAAACAAACCGATTATGGTAACTCGAATTAAGCGTTTGTTAGACATTGAGGGCATAGAGCATGAGTATGTCAATCAGGCGATAACGAATCCATATCCATCACCAAATGTAGGCGTATTCGCGTGTACAAAGGATTCTTGGATTATGGAAGAATGGCGCGATTGGTCGATTAAAGCGGCGGGTGTATTTATTGCAGACGAAACTACATTCCAATGTTTGCAAATTAAATATGCGGATCAAGTTAATGTTTTGTTGGGTGGTAAATACAATTGCAGCACAATGAGATATCAACCTAAAGGTTTAGAAGATGATGATGTAGTTGTTTGGCATGGTCATGGTGCCTCTTTTGTGCGTCCTGAAAAAGCAGTTAGAGGCCATGCTATGTGGTTTCATATCTTTAAGCAGTTTTTAGAGACTAATAAATGCAAAGCTAAAGAGTGGTCGCCTTTATGTAACAACCATCGCTTACCGCCATTTCTTGATCCTACCTATGAGCCAGAAAAAGTTGATCATCCTTATAAAGATTATGTGGTTAAGTAATGCGTAGTCATATTAAAACTTTACTTCATTTGTGTCGCGAGCATGTAATACAGCACACTAGTAATAATATTATTGGTGCAGAGATTGGTGTTTGGCAGGGTGAATTATCAGAGACTCTTTTAAATGAGTTACCCGAATTAAAAATGCTTTATATGGTGGATCGTTGGAAGCCATATGAAGGTTCAAATATGAACCAAGCATCAATTGAAGATATGCAGCAGGCAAAAGAACAAGCGCTTAGCAGAACTAGCAAGCATGGTCATCGAAGATTTGTCATACAAACTGATAGCGCACGAGCTTCAAAAGGATTGATTATGATGGATTTTGTATTCATCGATGCCGATCATCGTTATGAAGCAGTGAAGCGAGATCTACATGCTTGGTGGCCTGCTGTTCGAAGTGGTGGTTTATTTAGTGGGCATGATTATAGAAACCGGCATTCAAAGAATTCAAAAATAGATGTTAAAAAAGCGGTAGATGAATTTGCAGCCGCGAGAGGTTTAACCGTCAATGGACCAGATCGGGGAAAAATTTGGTGGATAATAAAACCTTAGAAAATGGTGCATACTCTCCAGAGTTTCAAGGATCAAGGCAGCGAATTAGCTCTAACTACATGGCAGTGTTTCGTGCATTGATACCTCACAGTGAAACTGTTGTAGATATTGGTACGGGTAATGGTTGTCATGTGCAAGCCATGCGTGATGAAGGTTGGCGTGCTACAGGGATTGATGGCACTCCAGGGATTGAGGATGCAACAAACGGATTAGTTCACGAGTTTGATTTGTCCAAATTCGACATCAATAAATGTGCTTTACATCAATCTACTTGGGGAATTTGTTTTGAGGTTGGTGAGCATATTCCACCTAGGTATGAAACTGATTTTATTAAAAATCTAACTCATTTAGTTCGTCGATGGTTAGTCATTACATGGGCAGGTAAAGAAGACCGTGGGTATGGACATGTAAATTGTCACCATCCTGGTCATGTTAGCCAATTGTTGTATAGGGTTGGCGGATTCGTTTTTGATGAAGAGAAGACATATATAGCTAAAGAGGCTATTGCAAAACCAAAATATAAAAACAAGATAATGGTGTTTAGGGGATGATTGACTATAAGGATTTTTCTTTTGCATCCGCGCCAAGGAGTGGGTCGACGTGGTTTATGCAAGCGGCAGCAAATGCTGGTTTAGGTATTGGTCACAAGGCTACAGTTCATCTTCCAGATACACGTACCGACATCTATAAGATTTCTATGGTACGCCATCCTTGTGATTGGTTAGCTAGTTATTTTAATGTGATCAAAGGTGCCATTTTAGGAGTGCCTTCTGTTGATCGCTTTGCCAAGCTTTCTTCTGATTGGGTGTATTTCGATCATTTTATAGATAACTATTTAAATCATGCATCTGGTTGTGTTGGGCAAATGTTTTTGTCGTATTCAGCGCATACGTATTTACGAATTGAAGACGCGCCACATTGTTTTTTTGATTTGTGCGATACGTTTAATATTACTAAGCCTGTTATGCCAGATAGAGTAAATTCTAGAACTCGTAATTTTGTTTGGGATTCTAAGCAATACGAGCAAGTGATTGAGGCGGAATTAAGTTTTATTGAACAATTTGATTACGATGTTTCCTATTCGGGAGCCCGAAGGTGATTATCATCATACCTGCTCGTATGGAATCCGAGCGTCTACCGTCAAAGCCGTTATTACGAATTAATAATAAGACCTTGCTCCAGCACACATATGAACGTGCATCGAAAGTGCCACAAGCCACCAGAGTTTTAGTAGCTACAGATAGTCAAGATATTTGTGACGAGGTTTGTAGATTTGGTGGAGGTGTAGTTTTTGATGAGAGTGTTGCATACAAAAATGGAACACAAAGAGTTGCAGCAGCAGCAACCATAAAGGAATTTCATAAAGAGGATTACATTGTTAATTGGCAAGTAGATGAGCCAATGCTTGAAATAAATGATGTTTCGATGATGTACGAAAATCGAAATAGTATTGGTGCTGTAGATACTATGGTTTCAAAACTTTCCGGTGAGTATATCGAGCAAATGAATCGGGATATGGTGAAAGTGGCAATCAATCCCACAAATTATTGCAAATGGTTTAGCCGACAACGAATTTCGACATGGGGTCATGTGGGAATTTATGGATATACCATGTCTACTTTGCAAGAAATTAAAAGAATTCCTGTGTCTTCAAATGCTAATTTTGAATCATTAGAACAGATATCTTGGTTAGATTTTGATTTTTCAATTCGAGCACATGAGATTTCAGGATTGCCATTAAGCATTAATAATCGAGAAGATCTAGAAGCCTTTAGAAGTATTGTTGCGTCGATTGAAAGGCTCTCATGATTAGATTTGTTTCACATTGCTACGCTAAAAATAATTATCAATATGCTAGTTTTTTAAAAATCCAATTGGAGTCTATCAAAGCAGCAGCAAACCATACTCCTGGTATTGATATTGTGGTTTGCTTTTGTTTAGAAGATGCTCAAACAGTTAATGTTATTAATGAGTATATAGACCAGATGGGTAACGTATTGATTCCATTAGCGATGCGCGATGCGGAATTGTTTCGTCGCAGCATTGGGCGGAATAGAGCAACAAAGTTACCCACACATTCTGGTGATTTGCCTAAGTTTTATTGGTTTACAGATGTCGATTATTTCTTTAGTCCAGATATCGCAATACAAGTAGATACAGCTTATTCCTCTATAAATAGAGAAGCAATTTTGTTTTACCCAAATTTTGGTTACATTCAGCGCTCACATAGTGAAGGCGATGATTTGGCAAAAAATGTTACTGGAATACCAGATGTATCAACTTGGAAAAAGAAAAAGCACAGCCGAGCTATTGGTGGTGTTCAAATAGTCAACGGTCATTGGGCAAGGCAAAATGGATATGTGCCGACTGGTAAATGGTCAAAGCCAAGAACGGATGGTAAGCCATTTGGTGATTTTCAAGATGATTTAGCATTTAGAAAAATCGTTGAAATTCCAGGAATTGGTTTAGATATTCCAGGTGTTTATAGATGTCGGCATACTTGCAAAACATATGGAACATCTAATTAATTATTTGATAAAAATGCAAACAAGTATTGACGTAATTTAATAAGGAGTATATAACTATAGTAGTTGTTTGTTGAAGTGTGTTTGGGGGGAAGTGTTATGGACGTTTTGGCTTTAGGTTTGGATTGGGGTCCATATCAACAAGAAGAAACTGTTGATGGTCCGATACAAATTCGATACGCAAAGCCAACACAAAAATTTTGGCATCTATGGCGTCAACACAAAAGTAAGATACGGCAGTCTGGCGTTTTTGTCATTAAAAAAGACGACAAGTGGGTTGTCTATCAAAAAAGAAAGCTCAACAAAAAGCAAAATAAAAAGCGTGTTGAGCAATTAGAAAAAAGTTCAGCTAAGACAGCGGACGTTAATCTTAGATGTCCTGCTAATCTTTCGTATCTACCCTATCAACGAGCAGGCATTTCTTACGCCTTGGATCGCGATCATTGTTTGATTGGCGATGAGATGGGGTTAGGCAAAACAATTCAAGCTATTGGTGTAATTAATCAGCTAAAGATTAAACGAGTGCTGATTATTTGTCCTGCTAGTTTGAAGTTGAATTGGCAAAAAGAATTAAAAAAGTGGTTAGTCGATAAATCACTGACCATTGGTGTACATGAATCAAAAAACAAATTTCCACAAACAAATATTGTAATCATCAACTACGACATTGTAAAAAAATCTCGCAAAGACATAGACAAGATTAAGCAGTGGGATGTCTTAATTTTAGATGAGTGTCAGTACTTAAAGAATCCACAGGCACAGCGCACGAAAGCCGTTTATGGAAATGGTCACAAGCGCAAATCAACACAAATGCTGCCTATTCCAGCTACGAAGATTTTAGCGCTTTCGGGTACTCCAATTGTTAATCGACCTGTAGAACTGTTTCCTCTTTTGCAGCGAGTTGATCGCAATGGTTTAGGTAGATCTTTTAATAAATTTGCGGAGCGTTATTGTGCGCCAAAATTAATTCATATTGGGCAGGGTCGGCAGGCATGGGATTATAAAGGAGCAAGTAATTTAGGAGATTTGCAGCAGCGGTTGCGGGCTTCAATCATGGTTCGTCGTATGAAAGAAGACGTGTTAGATGAATTGCCGCCTAAGATTCGACAAGTTATTGAAATAGAACCTCCTAAAGATTTTGATTATGACATCGAGGGCATACAAACGTATATGCAAGAACTTGATGTTGCAGTGCAGGATGCCGAAGAGACAGCAGATTTAAAAACGTTTCAAGAGCGCGTTACTGCATTGGAGATGTCAAATCCTGTGCCGTTTGATGAGATGGCAGAATTTCGTCAAATCTTGGCAGAGACTAAAGTGCCGTACATTATTTCGCATTTGCAAAATATATTAGAAGACGGCCCAGTGCTTTTATTCATGCACCACCATAGTGCGGCAAATAAAATCATGGATGAATTTAAAAAGTGTGCTGTTCAAATGAATGGTGAGACGCCGATAAAAAAACGACAGCAGATTGTAGAAGATTTCCAAGATGGTAAATATGATTTGTTTATTTCATCTATCAAAGAAGGCTACACATTGACTAGAAGTTCGCATGTCGTTTTTGGTGAGGGTTTGTGGACTCCTGGAGAAATGATGCAATTTGAAGATCGTACGCATCGTATTGGTCAAAAGAATAGTGTGTTGGTTCAGCAATTAGTTTTTGCCAAAACATTAGATGTTACGATGGCAAAGACTGTAAACCTAAAAGCTCAAGTGATTGAGCAAGCATTAAATAATAGGTGAGGTATGGATACTAGTGAACACTTAACGATCCATCAAATTGCGGTTGAGCAGGGAGTTAGTCGCCAAAGAGTATGGCAATTGATTGAAACCTACAACATTAACGTCATGCGGCTTAGTGCTAGAAAGGTTTTGGTTTCTCGTGATGAACTGAAAAAACTACCAGACACATCGGAACGTGTAAAGTTAACAGGTATAGGATTTAAACAACGATGAAAAAAATTCACCCAAGGCATATGGATATCTACAATTGGCTTAAAGAAAAGGGTCCAGGCGAGATTTCACAAACAGCGATTGCAGAAGCGTTGCAGTGTAAAAGGTTGACTGTTCGGCGAGCTACCGAAGCTTTGATGGAAGCTGGGTTGTTAGAAGTATCACGCGAAAATGATGCGAGTCCGTACTATT